CCAAGAAAATGACCGGTGGTGCTAAAAAGAGATCCTCTAAAAAAGCCTCTAAAAAAGCCTCCAAAAGACGCTCAAAGAAAGGTTCCAAGAAAATGACCGGTGGTGCTAAAAAGAGATCCTCCAAGAAAGCCTCCAAGAGAAGCAAAAAAGCTTCTAAGAAAATGACTGGTGGAGGAAAAAAAAAAAGATCCTCTAAGAAAGGTTCCAAAAAAGGTAAGAAATTAAGTGGTGGTGCTAATGCCGGATTTGAAGCTTTCTTAGAATTAAAAAAAAAGGTTGCTAGTGCTTTAGGTGTTCCTAATGGACCTAAAGCTGGTGCCGCTGCAGGTGCTGCAAAGAGAGATGCTGCTGAAAAACACCCTAACATGAGCTCTGTTGAAGTCATGAAAGAAGCTTTTAAATTATTTGAAGCTAATAAAGATAAATACGCTAAATTTGCCAAGTAAAAGAATAATCCTTTCGGATTATTTCGCTTTGCTAATTTAAACTTCGTTTAAACTTACAGAGACTTCGTCTTTCACTTCGTTCAGTTCGCTTTGCTCACATAATGAATACTTACACATTATTAAATTATAGTTAACAATTATAATTTAATAGTAAAATATATTTAAGTTTATTTGGTAATGTGAGCAAAGCGAACTAAACGAAGTGAAAGACAAAGTCTCTGTAAGTTTAAACGAAGTTTAAATGAGCAAAGCGAAATAAATACGAAGTATTTATTATTTTAGGATATTAATAGTTTCTCCATCATTAAGAATTTCTAATACTTGAGCATCTCTAACTTCTGATCTAACATTATTTTGTAAATAGAAAGTATCAAATTGATTAAATGCTTTTGATGCACCATAATCAGTTAACCACACTTTTCCTTCACAAGTATTTGATATTCCTGTAGCAACTTGTGGTGTATGTCCAATAAACATTCTATCAACTTTATAAATTTCTTTTAATGGATTCATTAAATGATGACAACTTTCAGTACTTTGCATTTTACTACCAAAGACTCTATTCCATAATGGAGAATAGTCTGAAGAATCAAGTAATTCTTTGTAATCATATTGATTATTTAATTTATCCCATAAGAATAAAGACATTACTTGATTCATTTCTTCTACACCATATTTTTGAGCAATTTTTGGTAACACTCCAGCGTGAACAAATAAATTAGAACCAATAATTAAAGATAATTGTCTTGTACATCCTAAGAAATTAGCAATTGGATTACCTGGAGAGAAAGCCCATTTTCTTGCTTCCATTCCATCTTCAATTATTGTATTATCTGGTTTTTTATAATTATTAAAATCTTTAATATTTTCATATGATACATATCTCATGTCTCCATTTACGTTCATTAGCTCATGATTTCCAATAATTGAATATACAGCACCACCTTTTTTTTGAGCCTGGTCGTGTAATTTAGTAAAATAATTTAATATTTTTAAATCAGATGCTTCATCGTCGGGAGTTGATTGTGGTAAAGCACATGATGTACCTGAAAATCTACAACGGTCTATTTGGTCACCAACTTGAACAACAACAGTATCACCTCCAATCCAATTATTATTATTATCAATAACTTTTCCTATTTTTAAAGATTTTATTGTCATATTCCAATCTCCATGTAAATCTCCAATTACAATTATTCTTCTTACTGGAGGTAAAACACTTGGATATTTTTTAAAATCTGCACATTTATCTTTATAAATTAATTCCCATGATTTTTTGTCCATTATTAAACCGTAGGTTTAATAATAGCTAATTTAAAAAAATAAAAATTAGATTTTTATTTTTTTGAATTTGTCCATTATAATAGCTAATTAAAAAAAAATAAAAATTATATAATAATAATTATATAATTTATACTAAAAATGTTGCAAATTCATTATCATCATAACCTGGTACTACTAAAGATGGATCATTGCATGAAAAATTTTCTTCATTATTTGTAAATTTTTCTTTTGCTTTATTAACAGCAGTTGTAAGTTTATTTAAAGCTGTTTTAGATGTTGTTTTAGATGTTGTTTTAGATGTTGTTTTAGATGTTGTTTTAGATGTTTTCTTGGCTGTGGGTTTTGATGTTACTTTATTTGTTTTCTTGGATAATACTTTAGTTGTTTTCTTGGATAATGATTTAGATGCTTTATTTTCCATTATTTTTTTCCATACTTTTCTTGCAGATGCATTTCCTTTTAAATAATCAAGTGAATGATTTGATCTTTTTAATGCATTAGTTGCTATTTTTGTTGCTGTATCATTTGATATTTTAGGATATTTTTCTTTAGTCCAAGCTACAACTGCAGCTAAATCAGCAGGTGTATAAGTTTTATTTTTACGTGGTACAAATGGTAATCTTTTAGTTACTTTATTTTTTTTAGAATCTTCAAATCCTTCATATTCAGTTTCATTTACAAGGTAATCATCAATATTATCAACTGGATAATTATTATTATTTTGAGTTTGATAATTATTTGATAATAAATTATAATCAACGTCAGCTATATTATTTTGAAATTTTTCAATATTACTTTCAATTTTAGCTTCTACTCTTGCAATAACAGTATTTGTTGTTTCATGATCAGCTAATGTTTGTAATGTAACTAATAAAGCAACTGCTGAAATAATAGCAACAGATGCATTTTTAGTTGCCATGTATCCAATTAAAAACATAAAGGCTAATTTAAACCAAGTATTTTTAAAAAATTTTGTAATAGAAGGAGGTAATACAGGTGCAGCTAAAGCAGCATATAAAGCTAAAAATAAACCAATAACTGTATATAAAACTTTGTTACTATCAACTACAACAAATGCTTTATTTACAATATTATTAAATTCTTCGGAAAGATTCATGAATATATACTTTAAGTGATAAAATATTTTAAATGTTTTAAAATTTAAAAGAAAAAATTGATAATTAAAAAGTTAATTTAATTAATCTATATTAGTATGAAATATAAAACCATTTTATCTAAAGACGGTTATTTACTTAATAAAAAATTATTTGATAATGATGAATTAAATAATATTAGAAATCAATTAACTGTCGAACCAGTAAAATTTGGTGTTTCTTTTGTTTCTAAAAAGAAAGAAGAAGAAGAAAACTTAGCATTTAAAGTTTATAGAGAAACAGAAGATTATCTCATTTTACCAAAATATTTTGGATTAGAAAAATTTGGGAAACCTGATAAAAATAAAGAAGTTATTGGTGAAAAAATAAAACTAAATTTTAAAGGTGAAATGAGAGATGTCCAAAAAAAAATTCTTGATGAAGTTATTCCGGCTTTGGAAAAAAATGATGGCGGATTGATGTGTCTCGGATGCGGACAAGGCAAAACTGTATTAGCTTTGTATATTGCTTCATATTTCAAAGTTAAAACATTAGTAATTGTTCATAAATCATTTTTACTTAATCAATGGAAAGAAAGAATAGAACAGTTTACCGATGCAAAAGTTGGAATTATTCAAAGAGATAAAGTTGATATTGATGGTAAACAAATTGTTATTGGAATGATTCAATCAATTGCAAAAGATAAATATGATGCTGATATATTTAGAGATTTTGGATTGGTTATATTTGACGAAGCTCATCACGCTCCTTCTAAATATTTCTCAAATGCGTTACCTTTAATATCTTCTAAAAAAACATTAGCATTATCGGCAACACCTAAACGAAGTGATAAATTAGAGAAAGTTTTATTTTGGTATTTTGGTCCAATGATTTATAAAAATGATTTAGAAGAAAATAACACAGTATTAACAAAAATTTATAAATATACTATTAAACACGAAAAATTTGTAGAAAAGAAACAACGATTTACTGGACAAGTAAATAGACCTGGTACTATTTCTAATTTAATTACAATTGGTAGAAGAAATAGATTTATTATTGATTGTGTTGAGGATATATTAAATGAAGAAAATAGAAAAATAATAGTTCTAAGTGAACGAAAAGAACACTTGGAATTATTAAAAAAGAGATTAGAAGAACGTAACTTAACTTATAATAATCAAAAATTAAAAACTGGTTTCTATCTTGGAGGAATGAAACAATCTAAATTAGATGAATCTGCTAAAGCTGATGTTATATTTGGAACATATCAAATGGCTTCGGAAGCATTAGATATTAAAGGATTAAATACATTAGTTATGGGTTCAGCAAGAAGAGAAATAGAACAGACTATTGGGAGAATTACAAGAGACCCAAATTCAAAAGTTAGACCATTAGTTATTGATATAACTGATAATCTTGATAGCTTTATAAATCAAAGTTATTCAAGAAGAAAATTCTATAGAACTAATGGTTTTCAAATTATTTATTATGAAGTTGAAGATAATAAAATAATATCTGAAGAAGATATTACTATAACAAAAAATGAAGGGAAAACTTTTAGTAAAGTTGATCCAGAAGTGGTAGAATTTATAGACATTTGAATGTTTTTCGATGAAAATCAGATAAACCAAACTTCTTAATACCTTCAATATGTTTTTTCGTACCATATCCCATATTATTTAATAAATCATATTTTTTATTTAATTCTGGATTGTTTTCACATAATTCTTTTATATAAGTATCATGATATTCTTTTGCAATTATAGATGCTGCTGCTATTGAATAATATAAAGAATCTCCTTTTACAACAGATTGAACTGTATAATCTGGAAATTTCTTTTCCCATCCAATACCATCAATAACTAAATGTGTTGGTTTATATTCTAAATTATCAATAGCACGTGTCATTGCTAATTTAGTTGCTTCTAAAATATTTATTTCATCTATTTCTTTTGGTTCAGCCCAACCAACTGCCCATTCATCTACATTTTCTTGAATCCATTTTAAAACAATTGCTCTTTTTTTAGGTGATAATTTTTTAGAATCTTTTACATCTACATTTACTTCTGTATTGTTAAAATTAACAACAGCTGCGTAAACTCTTCCAATTAAAGGACCTCGACCTGCTTCATCTAATCCAACTTCAATTATATTTGGAATATTAAAATAAGATTTTTTCATTAATATATAAATAAAATAAGTATTTAAATTATATTACTTTTCTTTAGTAATTTTATTAATCTCTTTTGAAGAATCTGGAGGAATAATATTAATGGTTTTACGGAATTTTGTCCATGAATTATCAGTAGTAGTTATCTTAGGACCAGTAGGATTATTTATATTAGAACCAGTAGAACCAGTATAACTATTAGAACCAGTAGAATTAGTAGAACTAGTATAACTATTAAAACCAGTAGGACCAAAAGTATAATTTAAATGATCTGCTTTAATATAATTTATATTTTTTTTTGTTAATATATTTTCATGTAAAGAAGAAATTAAATCTGGTAATTCATCATCTGATATATCATCTTTTAAATTATTATGTTTATCTAAATGACTAATTTTTAAAGTTGTCTTATTTAATAAATCATCTATATTACAAACAATATTTTTATCATTATTAACAATATCTAATTCTTTCAATTTAATAATATTATTAATATCTTTAATAGTATCATTATAATTTTTTACTACATTATTAAGAGGAACCATTTCCCATTTCTGAAAACAAATAGGACATAATTTATTTTTATCAACCCATGGTTTAATACATTCATTATGATAAGAATGTTGACAAAGACCAGAAACAACATATGATTCTAAGCCTTTCTCTTGATTATATAAACTAGGACCATTTAAATTACATCTACAAATAGTACATTCTGTATTTGTGGGTAAATTAAATACCCATGAAGAAAGAATGTTTATTTTTTTGATTGAGAAAGCATTACACGTCATATAATATCAAATTGTACATCAAATTAATTGATTTGCAATTTTTATTCATTTGATAGATTTGAATAAGTTAGTCTAAAATTTATCCAATCATAACCAATTATATTTTTAATTATAACAACATTATTATCATCTAATTTTACAAAAAATTGACTAGGTAATCCTTTTACACGATATATATCACAAATATCATCATTCTCATCATTATCTATATCAACATATGCAACACTTAAATTAGGCATTTCTTCAATAGCTTCTTCTGATTCTAATCTTTCTTTTAGAGCTTCACACGGACCACACCATTCTGCGCCAAAATAAATTACAATAATTTTATTCTGTAAATGGTTTTCCCATATAAATTCTTCTAGTTCATTTTTACCAATTACTTCTAACATTAATTAATTAAATATTATTTGTTTAAATAATATTTAATTATTATTTTACCAATCTAAATCACTTGATGAAAAATCAGAACTTGATTCAGAGTCAGATGATTTGTTTTTAATATCAGAATCATCAAAAAAATGTTTCTTTCCTGATTTCTTTGCTTTTGATCTAGTTGTTTTGCTTCTTGATTTAGATTTTCTTCCTCCATTTTGTTCACCAACAGGAATTTGAGCTTGTCTTTCAGAATCAGGAGATGATTCTTCACCTTCATCTGTTAATTTAGGTGCACCTCCAAATAAATTATTAATTCCTAAATTAGAGAAAAATTGTGTAATACCGCTTTCTTCTTGTTCTGTTTCCATATTGAGAATTTGTGATTTTAATTCCAAATATTTATTTTTATATTTTAAGTATTTTTCTTCGTAAGACATTTTATATAAAATACTTAGAAAAGAAATTTTAAACAATTTTTTAACTATATTAATTTTAATATATCAAGTATTTTGATGAACTCAGATTTATTAGCTATATTTATAGGAAATAATTCCAAAAATTTACTTGGTTGTGAAAATGATGCTAAATTATTTTATAATTTAGATTTTATTAAAAATAAATATTTATTATTAGATGATGATGTTACAGTAGAAAATTTAGAAATAATATTTCAGAATAATAAAAATATTAAGAATCTTTTATTTTTTTATTCTGGTCATGGATTATTTGGAGGTACTTTATTATTTAATGAAGATAATCATCAAAGAATGTTTAAAAAAATTAAATTATTTAAACCAATTTTCTTTTATGAATTAATTAATAAATATTTTTTAAATGAAATAAATTTAATTATTATTTTAGATTGTTGTTTTGCTGGAAGTTTTCCTCATCTAAATAATTTTCAAAAAATTAAAAATACTGTTATTATTGCATCATGTGCAGAACTAGAAAACTCTTCAGAAAGTTTAGCTGAATATAATGAAATAGATTTTCAATTTATTAAACCAGATATAATTTTTAATAAAAATATAATTATTGGAGCTTTTACTTATAATTTTATTAAAATAATTAAACAAAGAAAATTAATTAATATAAATGAATGGATAAATATTGAAAATGAAAAAATATGGAAAACTTTAGAATTAATTATTAATCAACAAATTACCATTATTAAATAATTTTTTCTAAGACACTTTAAATGGATAAAAAATGTGCCCCAAGTAAAACATATAAAGATGGTTCATGTTTTAGTTTGAAATCTTTAAAAAAAATTGCTGAAAATTATAATTTAAAAAATCCAAATAATAAAATTAATATAACAGATAATAAAAGTGAACTTGTTAAACATTTAGAACAAAAATTAAATAATAAATGTAGTGAACAAACATGTTGGTTAAGAATGGACTTTATTAAAGCATTAAATGATGAAGAAATATTAAAAAATACTTTTAGACCAGAAGGACCTGCAAATAAATATGATTGGTTATCAACTACTGATATTGATAAAGTAGTTGAACAATATCAACAAAAACATAAAGATTTCTTATTTTTAGGAGCTGTTCCTGCTGATTTTGAAGATTTACCAATATTAGGTGTTAAAGATTTAGATTTTGATGAATTAAAAAAAAATAATAAGAATAAAATTGGTATGGTAATTAATTTAGATGAACATGATAAAAGTGGTTCTCATTGGGTTGCATTATATACAGATTTAAATAAAGGTCAAATTTATTATTTTGACTCATTTGCTAAAAAACCAAGCAAAAGAACTAGAAAATTTATTAATAAAATTGTGAAATATCTTTACAAAAATAAATATAATAAAGATATTAAAATTAATGATATTATTCAACCATTAAAAAATAAAACTACAAGTAAAATTGTTAATGATGTACAAAAATTTGATATCAAATATAATACTATTCAACATCAATTTAATAATTCTGAATGTGGTGTGTATTCAATTAATTTTATTGTGAGATTAGTTGGTGGTGAAACATTTGATGAAGTCACTAAGGATATTACCAAAGATGAAAAAATGAATGAATGTAGAGGAGTATATTTTAGGAATGGAAAACAGTAAAAGAATGAATCTTACGATTCATTCTTTATTCTTCATTAATTTCCAATTGAATATTTAAACTATAACCTAATCCATAAAAATTAAATGATCTACCTTTTGAATCTTTAAAAGTTAGTTCTAATTTATCTAATTCAATAGGTTCCTCAAATCTAAATTGTTGTGGTGATTGATTATTAAAATATAGTACTGCAAATGGCATAGTATCTTCTATATTATCTAAAAATAAATAAATTTTATCTTCTACTCTCAAATCCCATGTTCTATCAGCAATATAATTATTATTATTAGAACAAGTATTTATAAAACCTAAAATTTCTTTACTTAAAGGACTTGATATAATTTCAAATGTATTTGCTTTCAAATTATCTACTGAATCTTCTTTGGTATTAATTTTAACAGTCACTTTCTCTTCAAAATTTAAATCAAATAGTAAATTACTTTTCATTGTTAGATTATTTAATAAATCTTCTATTTTATATTTTCCTGTTTTTAATTCAATATTAATTTGTTCATCGTTAATAATATAACTAAATACATTATTCTTATTCTCTTCTATATTATATCTTGGTTGAAGAACTGAATAAGACATTAATTTAATACCTGTAATATTACTAATTTTATTAAATTCAAAAGTATAATTACTATTTGCTGTTGTTGGAGATATATCCATTTGAATATGTTTTAAACCATATAAATAATTATATTTTTTTAATAATACTTTTAATTCTTCTTCTTTCTTTGATACTTCTAATTCTCTTGCATTTAATTTTGTAAATTCACTCCCAATTTCTTTTTTTACAAAATCAAAATTCGGTCTTTCTTCTAATAATTGTTTCTTTAATCTCTCATTTTCTTCTTTTGATTCTTTTATTTTTTCTTTTAAATCATCTAATTCAGTTATTTTTTTAATCATAGTTTGAATTTTATTCATATCAACTTTTGTATCAGATGATTTTAATGCAGATTTAATAACATTTACTGGTTTCTTTTTTTCTAGTTCAAATAATTTTCTTTCTAATTCTAATTGTTTTTGTTGTTCTAATAAATTTCGTTCTGCTAATCTTTGTTCTGATAGTCTTTGTTCTGCTAATCTTTGTTCTGATAATCTCTGTTCTAATAATCTCTGATCTTCATTTTGATTTCTATTAATGACTCGTCTTCTTTCTTCAAAATTACTATCATCTAGTTGTTTTCTTATTTCAATTTGTCTTCTCCTACCTTCTTCTTCTTTTTCTCTCTTAATATCTTCTATTGTTTTTGGTTGATACTCTGGAATTTGATCAGCATCTATCATTAAGTTTGGATCTTGAAAATTAATTTTTTCTGTAGAAGGTTTAATATTTACAGATCCTCTTTCACTTTGTAAATTTTTTAATCGTTGATCAAATGGTCGAGAATCTTCTTCAATCTCCATTATTTCTAATGGTTTATCAATATTATTAATATCATATAAATCATTATTATCATTTGCACTTAAAAAACCAGTACTTAATTCATTTTCCGGAATTGGTTTTGTAAAATCTGGTTTACCTCCTTTCTTTGTATATGTATTTGATTGTGTTTGTTTAAATGGTTCTTGTGTTCTAGTACTTGTTTGAACAGGTTTCAAAAAATCTGGTGTAGGAGGTCTTTGACCCATATGAGATTCATTTGACCTTTCTGCCATTAATGAATCAAATCTTTTTCCAGAATCAACATTATCATCTTTTGATTGATATTGATTAAATTTATATTCTTCATTTACATTATCAACAATAGGTTTAAATAATCTATCAAATTTTGAGTCAGGTTCTTTACTTTTACTATAATCTGGTGGATATAAGAATTGATTCTCAATTCTACTTTTATTAGAAACTGCTTGTGGTCTATCCATTATTCTATTTCCTTCATTTGGATTTGATTCAAAATCTCTTTGAAATTTACGTTTTGATGAATTTGGATTAATTATTTGTAATAAATCTTCATCTTTACTTAATTCTTTAGCTGTTTCGGTTATTGATGCTTTATTAAATTGTGTTATAATTCCTTTTGCATTTTTATTATCTATACGTTTTAAATCAAGTTTACTTTTATAAATAGTCTTCATCGTTTTAATTAGTATATCTATAATTTTTTTTTTATTATCCTTGTCTAAATTATTTAAATTAAAATTTTCTAAAATTTGCTTGTTTAGATTAGAAATATTATCTTTTGAAAATAAAGTATTTTGAAATCCTTTTATATCAAAATTATTTTTAACTTCTAATGTTGCCATTAAAATATTAATTATCTTTTTTTTAAATCAAACTTATTAAATTTTTATTTATAAATCAATTGATTTTGCTGACATATTTGAATAAACAGAATTATTATCATCGTTTATAATATTTTTATCTATTTTCTGATTTTTATTATCTGATTCATGATTATTATCAGTTTCTTTAAGTAAAATAGGATTTATTCCATCGTATGCTGCAAGAAGATCCCATTGTGGATTATATATATCTGCTTTGGTATATTGATCTTCTTTCAATACACCATAATTAATTAAAGCCATTTTAGCAGCTGCCTGTTCTCCTTCCTTTTTAGAATTACCAATTCCAAATCCAATGCATTTATTTTTAAAATGAGAATTTGGATTACAATCTGGTTTTTCTACACCCATAATATACATTCTACGGTGAGGGGGACCTTCATGATGAATTGAACAATAAGAAGGAAACTTCCATTTTTGTGCATGATAATATCTTAATAATCTATCTTTATAATTATTATCACGATATAATTTTTCAGAATAATCAATAGTTGTTTCTAATAAATTTACAAATAAAAGCATACATGGTTCTAAACCATTACTTAGAAATAATGCTCCCATAAATGCTTCCATTACATCTTCATGAATCTTATCTAAATTTCTTCCGTTCATTAATTCAATTTGTTTAGAAATTAAAAAGAACTTTTCTAATCCAATTTCTTTTGACATAATTGCTAAATTTGTTTTATCTTCTATTTTTGTTTGTAATCTTGTCATAAAACCTTCATCTTCATTTGGATATCTATAAAATAGATACATTGATACAATTAATTTAATTACGCGATCTCCAAAATACTCTAATCTCTCATAACTGTTTTCTCTTAGCTCTATTAAATTTTCAGGATTTCCTAATTCTTTTCTACTTGCTTCTAAAATATCATCAGGGAAAATATCTTTTTTGCAATAAGATTTATGAGTAAATGATTGTTGAAAAAAATGAATATGATTTATTTTTTCTACATTTACACTATAATTTACTAAAATTTTGGTAATATCTGATTCCTTTACCAAAACATTATTTAAGTTGTATGGAATCTGAATAATTTCTTCAGTCCCATCAGTATTTGTAATTTTAATCCCCTCTAATATATAGTTTGTTATATAGTTTGTCATATAATATTAATAGTCTCTAATCTATAAATAGATTTATCAATTTTTACAAAGTTTCTAAAATAGATAAGTCTATTTTTACAAATTTTCTAATATAATAAAATTCAATTACAAATACTTTATAATTTCTAAAATCTCTCTCTCTCTGAACAAAAGTGTACTACACTTAAGTTTACTACACTTTAAAATCATTTAAGAAAATAAAATCTAATATTATATATATAAATATAAAGTTTATGAATATATTATGTAATTATTGTAATAAATCTTATAAAAGTTATCAATCTAGATGTAATCACATCAGAAAATATCATAAAGTGAATGATAATCCCATTAATAATCAAAATAATCATTTGGATAATCATTTAAATCATCCTAATAATCATCCTATAATAATTGAAGAAATTAAATGTAGAAAATGCAATAAATCATTTACATTTATACAAAACAGATGGCGACATGAAAAAAAGTGTAGTAATAATATAATTGGAAAAATAGAAGAACAAAATAAAAAACTAGAAGATGAAAATAAACACATTAAAGAAGAAGTTAAAGAATTAAAAACAATAGTAAATAATTTATCAAAATCAACTTCAAAAATAATAAATGTTAATACTAGTATTGTTAATAATATAGAAACAGTTAACAATATAAATTCATTAGGTTATGAAAATATTTTACCTAAATTTTCAGAGAAAGAAAAGATACGTTTATTAACTGGTATTCCGCACGAAGAGTATCCAATTATTGAATTAGTTAGAAAAATTTATACAAATGATAAATTTAAAGAAGATCGAAATACTTTATTAACTAATCTACGCTCAAAAGATTGTTTATTTTATAATTCAGACAGTAATAAATTTGAAGCGACAAATAAAAGTAATCACATTGAAAATATAATTGAAAATAGAAGACATGATATAGCATCTATGTATAATGGATTTACTGATACAGATAAATTAAAAATGAAAGAAAGAAAAGTAATTGAAGATTATTTAGATAAGTTAAAAGATAAGAAATTAAAAGAATTATATGAAAAGCATAAAGAAGAAATCATTTATATTATTTATAACTGTAAAGAATTTATGAACAATATGAAAGATAATTTAATTGAAGTATAAAATTAATTATTTTAATTCCTATTTAAAAAATAGTAATTAATATAATTTTAATGAGAGAAGAATGTAGTATCGCAGTATGTGGACCTGTCGATGCTGGTAAAAGTTCATTAATTGGTGTATTAACATCTGGTCAATTAGATGATGGGAGAGGATTTGCTAGAAATAAAATTTTAGTTCATCCACATGAAAGAGATAGTGGAAGAACAAGTAATATTACTTATAATCCCTTAGTTTATAAAAAGAAAGATGATAATACTATTTCTTTAATCAGTAAAGATATTAATATTAATATTAAAACAAGATCCGAAAATAAATGGGATAATAAAATTACATCATTTATTGATTTAGCAGGACATGAAAAATATTTAAAAACAACTATTTTTGGTGTTACTGGTATGTTTCCTGATTACGGTATTGTTGTAATTGGTGCAAATACAGGAATTACTAAATTAACCAGAGAACATATTGGTATTTTATTATATTTAAATATTCCATTTATTATTACAATTACAAAAGTTGATATGGCACCTAAAGAAATTTATCAAAATTTATGTAATCAATTGAAGAAATTATTGGGAAGGAATACATTTAAAAAAGTTCTTTATTTTATAAATGATGATAAAGAAACAGATGAATATGTAAATCATATGTTAGGTAATTCAGATATTATTCCAATTATTTCTATTTCAAATAAAACCGGAACAAATATAAATAACTTACATTTAATTTTATATCATCTTCCAAAACGTAAAAAATGGGAAGATATTCAAGGTTCTATTTTTTATGTAGATTCAACATTCCTTGTTCCAGGAATTGGATTAGTTGTTTCTGGTATGAATAAAGGAGAATCAATTAATATTCGTCAAAAATTATATATTGGTCCCTTTTTAAATAATGAATTTAAAGAAGTAATTGTTAGAAGTATTCATAATAGTATAAGTGAAAATGTAGAAGAAACACAATCAAATTGTCCTTCAACATTAGCAATTAAATTAATAAATAATAAAGATATATTAGAAAGGAATCAAATAAGAAAAGGTATGGTATTAATTAGTGATTATGATAAATTTAAGAATTTTGTAACTAAGAAGTTTACAGCTAAAATAAATATTCTTCATCATTCAACAACAATTAAATCTGGTTATTCTCCAGTTGTTCATTGTGGTCCTATTCGTCAAAGTGCAAAATTAAGAGTAGTTGATAAAGTTTTAAGGAATGGTGATACATGTGAAGCAGAATTTGAATTTTTATTTCATCCTGAATTTCTAGAAAAAGATATGGTATTCTTTTTTAGAGACGGTATGACAAAAGGTGTTGGAAATGTATTAACTTACTAAATAAATTATATATAATTTTTTTATAATTATATATAATGTGTTTTTCAGAAAATGCAAGTATTGTATCTTTAATGACGGGATTAATAGGTGCAATTTTGTGTATTTCATTAGGTGGTATAACGGATAAAATTGTTGGATTTTTTTTAGGATTTGTTGCATTAATGCAAGGAATAGAATATTTACTTTGGAAACATCAAAAATGTGATGATTATAATAGATCAATATCATTATTAGGTATGTTATTTAATCATTTACAACCAATTGTTTTAGGGCTTATTATTATAAATATAAATACAGAATTAAATGAAACCTATAAAAATTTAATTATTATTGTAATGATTTTATATTTATGTTTCATAATTCCATATTCAATTCAATTTATTGATAAAGATAAAGAACAATGTACTATTAAAAATGTAGAAACAAAACATTTATTGTGGAATTGGAATTTACAGAATTGTAATTATATTATTTATTTAATATTTTTATTTACATTATGTGTATTATCATTATTAGGGTTTCCTACATTAGAAAGCAAAATCATGGGTACTGTTACTGCAATTATAACATTTACATCAAGTTTAATATTATATCCTAATGATCATGTAGGAGCATTATGGTGTTATTATACTGCATATTTGCCAATTATTTATTATATAATATTTTCTTAATTAATTATTAATAACAGGAAGAATATCTTGAACTAAATCTTTATATGTCATTACTCTCATTCTACAACAATATCTTCTTAATTTTAATGAAAGTAAAAGTTTTGATATTTCAACTTCTTGTTCCTTCTTTGATAATTTTGGATTAGAACAAATTTCATGTTTCTTTTGTTCATACTCCTCTGTTTTTTGACCAATAAAAAATCCACACGTTGGACAAGTTGTATAAAGCATTAAGATAATAGATATTATATTTTTATATTAAAATATCAATTTTTATATAAAATATACTTTAATATAATGTCACAAATGAAAAAAATAAAATCACCTTTGGGATATACACAAGATGATTTCAATATAGCATTTAATGCTAGTAATGAATTTTATAATCAAGATACTGATCAAGATATAAATCAAGATACTGATCAAGACAATAATACTAATCAAGATACTGATCAAGATACTAATACTGATCAAGATAATAAAACTTGTAAAAATAATTATCAAAATAATTACGAAGATTTGGGTATAAATATAAAAAATTTATTTTTTGAAATTTTAGAAATGTTAGCAAATGGTGAAAATCCAATTCCTTATGTAATGGATAATCAACAAAGACAATTTACATTTTCAATAATGATTTTAATAATTGGTGGTTTATTATTATTCTTTTCTAATTTGATGATTGAATAAATTAAATATTATGTTTAGGTTTTCCTACTTCCATTCTACAAATTGGACATTTGTAATTATATTCTTTTAACCATGGTTCAATACATTCATTATGAAAATCATGTTTACATGGTAATTCACAAACTTCTTCATTCACAATAATATTAATCATACAAATAGAACATTTTTCATCTAATATTCTATCTGTTTTAAATTTTTTAAGATTATTTAAATCTTCTTCTTGTAATGTTGTTACTACATCAGTAAAATTATTAACAATTCCACCAAAATTTTGATTTGAAGTAAATAAGCTTTCATTTAATAAATTTGTAAAAGGATTTTGATTTAATATATTTGTAAAATTAGTTTGATTTAATATAATTGGAAAAGTAATTTGAATACCTAATCCATTCATTATATTTGGATTTACTTCTGGTTCATTATTATTTTCTTGTTCATTATTATTTTCTTGTTCATTATCATTATTCTCTTGTTCATCATTCTCTTGTTCATTATTCTCTTGTTCATTATTCTCTTGTTCATTATTCTCTTGTTCATTATTCTCTTGTTCATCATTATTTTCTTGATTATTCTCTTGTTCATTATCATTTTCTTGATTATTATTATTTAAATTTATACTTTGTTGAATAGCATTATTTAGTAAGTCAAATAAATTATTAAGTGGATTAGCTTGTAGAGAATTTTGAATAGATTGTTTAATAACATCTAAACTGATAGTAATACCAAAATTATCATAAAATTCTTTTAATATATTTGGAATTTCATCTTCTGATAATCCCATATTTAATAATTCATATCTTAGTTCTGTAATAATATCGGATTCATTTTCATATTCATCTTGGAATAATACACGTAATGCAAAAAGTTGGTCAAAATCAATATTAAAACTCATATAAGTATAATAATATTATAAAAATATATTTATGTCAATATTTTTCATAAAATGAAAAATATTAATAAAATAAGATTTCATCTTATTTTGTCAATTTTTGTGCAAAGCACAAAAATTAGTAAATTTCAATTTATTGAAATTTGTCAATTTTTCCAAAAGAAAATATTAATAAAATTGATAGATTTATATTTAAAGATTTTATTACTTAATATAGTAGATGAGCGAATTTAATTCAGTAATAAATTACGAATCAATTAAAGATAATTTAGAATTAAATTATATCAATAATTTAATTAAAACTTGTGAAAAGAATAATATTAATAAAGATATATTATTAAAAATATTAGAAAAAAAAAATAAATCAATAAGTGATACATCAGAAACTAAACGAATGAGTTTAGATATAAATGCTACTAAAATTAATCAAGATTCACCATTAAATAGTTTTTCTGATGATTATTTATATCAAAAACCATGGACTAAATTAACAGCAATTCATAAGATTATTAAAATAAAAGAATTTATTACGTCTTTAGAAATTAAAGATGAAAAAGAAAGATTAGAAATTAAGGAAAAATTAATTGAATTAGTTAAAAATAAAATATTAACAAAGAAAGATTCAGTAATATATGATCCAATTAAAGCAAAAATTATTAGTATTCAATCATTACAATTTAAAGAAGGAAAATATATTATTTAAATAAAAATTGTTAGAAAAACTTTTTATCTATTTATATTACTAAATATATGTCATTTGGTAAAATAAATAAAATCATTAAATTTGTTGATAAATATATCAAAAATAATAAACTGGAATCCATCAATCATATTGAGTATAATGATACTATTAATAGTATAATTAAAGAAGCAAAAGAATTATTCCCAGATATTACTACAATTTCTGATATAATTATTGATATATTAAGTAAAAAATATGATACAAAATATAGTTTCAAAGATAATTTATCATTTGATGATGGTAAAAATTGTTTTCCTGAATTTATATCATTTTATCCTCCTGTAGAAATTCCTAAAGAATATCAAAAACTAGAAGATCAATTTCAAAAATTAAAAGCATTACCTCAACCAGAACAAAGAACAAAAGAATGGTTTGATTATCGCCATAATAGAATTACTGCTTCAGATACTGCAGCAGCAATTGATGAAAATCCATATGAACCAGTTGAAGGATTTATATTAAAAAAATGTGATCCAGATCATCAATTTTTAGATAATGCAAATGTATATCATGGTAAAAAATTTGAATTAATTGCAACTAAAATTTATGAGCATATTTATAATGCAGAAGTAGTTGAATTTGGTGCTTTACCTTCAGAAAAACATTTATTATTAGGTGCATCACCTGATGGTATTTGTTCAAGTAGAACATTAGATAATAAATTTAGTACAAAATTAGGAACAATGTTAGAAATTAAATGTGTTGCACCAAATGGAAGAACTATAGAAACAAGTGGTGAAATACGTGGACACATTTGTCCTTATTATTATTATTTACAAGTTCAACAACAATTAGAATGTTGTGATTTAGATATTTGTGATTTTTGGCAATGTAAATTAGTTGAATATAAAAGTAGAAATGATTATTTAATTGACAAGTGTACAAATACAGTTCATACTTATTCTACTAGTAGTAAAAAGATGCAAATTGATAATTTAATTAAGAAAGGAATGTTATTACAATTTTATCCTTTTAAATGGGAACCACAATTTGATGGTGATAATAAAGAATGGAAAAGTAAATTTATCTATCCTCCTAGATTAGATATGACTACTAAACAATATGATGACTGGTTTTTAAAAACAATGAATAATTTACAAGTAGAACATCCGGAATTAGTTAAAGAGTGTTATTTTCATAAAATTATTTATTGGAAATTAGAACAATCACATAATCAACCTATCCAAAGAGATAAAGTATTATTTGAAAGAATTTTACCAGTTTTAAAAGAAACATGGGAAAAAGTAAAATATTATAGAAAGAATTTAGATAAATTAGGTGAATTAAAAGAAATAATAGAAAGAAGAAAAAAATATATTAAAACTTCAACTGAATTTACTGTTAATAATGATATTATAAAAAATAATGTTTTATTTTTAGATTCTGTTATTGATAAAATTAAAGATAAACCTAAATCTAAAAATAAAAATGAAAAATCCGAAGATATTAATTGTGGTTTTATAGATGAAGAATTAATTACAAATAAAGATATTAATTGTGGTTTTATAGATGAAGAACCCAAATCTAATATAAAAAAATATAAAAAAATAGTTAAAAAGAAAGAGGAATCAGATAAAGCAGAAAAATATATTAAAGTTAAATCAGCTTTCACAAGTAAACAAAATAAAGAAGTAAATTGTGAATTTATTGATTAAATCTTATGATAACCACATTTTACTCTTCCACATTCGAGTCCTTTTTTAGGACCAGATTTAAGAATTATTTTACAACCAATATTATTATTAATATTTATATTATTAGTATTATATGTTACTGTTTTTTGACAATAAGGACATTTATTTGTTTTAGGTAAACATTTATGATGATATTGATGTGAACAACTTAATTGTAATTCCTTTTCTTCTATAGGTAAATGACATATTAAACATTTTTCTTTAGAAGATTTATTCATATCAGATACTAATTTATATAAATTATCAAAATCAAAACCTTCTAATTCATTCATATTATGTATATTAAAAAAATTGATTTTAAAATGAATTCGTTAATAAAATAATTTATATGGATCCTTTTGAAAATGAAGAAGCAACAAAAATATTACTTCGACTTAAACGTCAAGAGATTTTATTAGAATCTTTTAAAAATCATATTAATAAAATATTAAAAGAAATTAGAAAAGGTGAGTGTAATTTTTTATTAATAAATCAACTAAGTCAATTTATAGTTTATTATTATAAAAAAAATTTAATTTCACTTGATAAAGATACAGAAGAAGAAGATAAAGATACAACAGAAGAAAATAATAAAGATACAAAAGAAGAAAATAATAAAGATACAATAGAAGAAAGTAATAAAGATACAACAGAAGAAGATACAAAAGAAGATAAAGATACAACAGAAGAAGAAAATAAAACAGAAGAAGAAGATACAACAGAAGAAAGTGATGATGATAAATCAATAAAACAAAATCAAGATACATTATTTAATCATTTTATGAATAATTCTAATTTGAAAAAGAAATCATTATTTAATCCAAATTATGATATTAATGAAAATATCATAATTTTTATTCGAAACTCTTTAATTTATTAACGTCTTGACTTTTGCATATTATTTAAAGCGGTTATCATACCTACTTGAATTTTTGCTTCAGTTGGTAATTTATCAAGCCATTTATAATATTCTGGTATATATCTAAACCAATAATTAACTGCATAAAGTAAAACAAATAATATACTTAATCCAAATAATCCATATGAAACTTTTCTCATAAATGATTGAAATGGTGTTGGATTACTGTAATCGGGAATTGTTTTAC